TAGCCTGTCTACCCAATCCACCTAAAGATCTACCAAATCTATCAGTAGCTCCTGTAGTAATACCACGTGCTTGACCAATGCCTCCTAACTCTTCACCTAAACCAGTTTGTAATTGTTGTTCAGCTATTCCGTAATAAGGATCTCTTAGTTCTTCAGCACGTCTTGACTGATTAATTGCTTGTTCAACTAATTGTCTGTTTTGTTGTAAGAATGGTTCAAAGCCACCAAGACCAGCTACTGCTTGTTGTCTTGCTAATAGCTCTAATGGTGTTAATCCTGCTGTTTGTTGTAGTGGTACGTCTTGACCAATAAGATTAGCACCAGCTTGTTGTAGCTGTTGATAGAAGCCAGGTTGGTCTTGTGTACCAAAGTATAAAGCTCTTACTAACGGATCACTAAGATTTTCTTGTGATGTTTGACCCAACAGCACAGGATCCAATGCTCCTACAGGTGCAGACATAGACTGTATGGGATCTGTGCCTTGCTCTGTTGTTGCAGACGGAGTAGGAGCAGTGGTAACTGGGTCAGTTGTTGGTGTGACTGGCGTTTGATTGTTTATAAAATCTTGCAGTGCATTACCAGCTTCAACTGAACCTTGTTCGTTAAAGGTTGGACTACCTCCTAAGTAAGATACACCTTCATCTCGAATTGGATTTCCTATCTCTGCTATTCTTTGAGGAGGAAGTTCTGCAATCATGTTTGAAACTGGTGGTTGTGGTGGTACGAAACGGCCAAGATCAACACGGTCAAGATCAATCTGGCCACGCAAACTATCAGGACCTTTATTTTCTACATTTCTTACAAAATCTGGAGGAGTTACACCTGCTGGGCCAATAATTCTTCCATCTGGTCCACGAATCTCTGTTGGTCTAATACCTGGGCCATAACCAAAGTCTTGTGGAGGTATAGGTTTTGGTGGTAATAAGTCTGATCTTATTGGCACTGGTCCACCAGGAGGTAAAACTGGACCGCCTGTTGCCGGAGCTGCAGGACCACCAAACGCTTGAGCGGGTGTATCTGGATCAAATCCATCAGCGATTAACTCTTCTCTTAATTTTTGTTGTCCTGCTAAAAACTCTGGATCATCACCAAAATATCCTGGTCCTCTACCACCTCCAGCACCACCGATTGATGGACGTGGAATTGGTCTATCACCACCAGTGCCTTGTATATTAAGTGTTGGTCCAAAAGCGGATGGTAATTTAGCTCGCTCCTCGTCTGAAATTCTAGAATTTATTTTTTCAAAAAAATCTCTTGGACTCCCAATTGTATTTACTCCTCCTTGTATTCTTTGTAATTCTTCTGGAGAAATTTGAGCAATCTCTTGCTCTGTGAGTTTTCTTGGACCTATTGAATTTTGTATTTTTTCAACTGCTTGTTGGAAAGGTGATTTAGTTATTCCTGTGCTACCGCCAACGCCTCCAATAGATATGGGTGGGTCAAGTCTTTCGTCTTTTACTCTTTGAATTAATCCAGCTAATCCACCTTTTCTGCTTGGTGGCATTGGTGTTCTTTGATTGATGCTTTTTCTAACAATCGGCTTCATTATTTTAGATAAAAAACTCATTACGACATTCCTATTTTGTTAAATTGTTCAAAAGTTTTCATAAGTTTATCCATGTTCTTTGCACCTTTTTGTCTATCAGGTTTGCCGTTTGGTATTAACTCTATGCCAGTTTCTGTTTTTGTTACCTTGAATCCACCTAACCCATTGTTTGCAGCAGAAGTCATAACAAACTCACCATCACTTAACATAGCAGGTATGTCGTCACTTGTTCCTGTACCTGGACCTATGCTTGGACCACCCATACGCATATCTAACTCATTAGCCATTGCAGATCTACCCATGGCAAATCTAGGTCGTTCTTGTAATCCACCCATAGCTGCTTCTTTTCTAATACCTAAATCAAAGCCTGTAAATGTAGGAGCTGGCATTAAGTCTGGTCTGATAGACTGTCTAATGTCTTTCATGCCGCCTTCTCTATCTTTGTAAGATTCTTTTACAGCTTTACCATAAAGTGCAGCCATTGCAGCTAATCCTGGATTTATACCACCAAAAATACCGCCACTTTGTATTGGGTTACCGGCTGCATCAGTTTGTTGCTGGTTGCCACCAAAAGCTCTATAAATACCACCGCCTCCAGGATCAAATCCTAGTTGATCATCCATAAATTCTTGGAATGCATTTTGCTGTCCTGGTGTGCCACTAATGAGTCTGCTTATAAAAGATTGTTGATTTGGTTGAAATGTTCCATAATTAGGATCAAAATAATCTTCTCCCCCTACAAGCTGATCATATTCGTCCATCTGTTGTTGACCAGTACCCATGAGGTTTTTAAATAAACCTTTTCCGTCTTGTCCTGGCATCACATATTCGTATCCTTTTCCGAGGGTGTTACCAAAAAGTCCCACGCCATCATCCCCTTTAAATATAAATTCTTTTGCAGATCCTAATCCTTTTCCTATATTTCCAAAGAATCCTATACCATCTTTTCCTTTTGTTAAAAACTCTTTTGCATTGCCAAATATATTTCCTGTTTGACCACCGGTAAAAGCTTTTCCAGGTGTAAATGCTGTCACTAAATCACCAATACCACCTTCGCCTTTAGCTATATTTACAACAGCTCTACCTCTATTGTATGCAATCGCAGGTCCCTGCCATGGTCCAGGTATTACTGCTGCAACTGGTGCAATCTTTTTAACTACTTTTTTAACTGAACGTGCTAATTTCTTTACAAATTTTCCAAGACCAAATTCAGGTAATCCTGTAATCGGGTTTATGGACATACCCTCGCCAACAGTATATTCGTTAGGATCTAGTCCTACTGCTATCATTTCTTTTCTTATAATTGCTTGTGTTTCTGGAGAAATTACTGGCGGAACTACCATTTCTCCTGTCATAACGTGTGCAAGTTTAGAGTCTCCTCCTCTTCCTAATCCTGCTATGCCTGTGCCTGAGTTGTCTATTCTATTCATGCTCAAATTATTCCTCAATACATTTTAACCAAAATACCAGTAAGTATCTATCTCCTGATTCTACTGCAAGTCCCCTGTGCATATGAGTAAAACTCGGAAAAATTAGAGCGTGGCCTGTAGGTAGAGGCTCGACTGTACCACGTTTCAAAAACTCAGTTCCGCCACCTTTGTACTTTCCAGTGTTCAAAGGAACTACCATACTTATATCAGCACTTGCATCATGATGCCAAGCACCTTGTTTTTTATCCTTTAAATTATAATTGGCTATTTGTATTCCACCACCGTTTACGTGTCGATTCCAAATATTCAAAAATATAGGATTACCTATAGTATATATCGTATGGAACAAGGATTGGAAGATTTCTGGGCAATTATCTTGAAAAGTTATTTCGGGTATTTGCCGTAATTCATCTTCGTCTGGATTGGGTTCAAACCCATAAAATGCCTCTAAATTCTTAATTTCATCTAAAAGTATGTTGCAAAACTTCTCAGAAAAAAATGGAACTGTGTAAACATCTTTTAGTGGTTCTTGAATAATTTTATCTAAAACTGTACTACTTCTTTCTTTTGTACCAGAGTTTTTGTAAAACTCTAATATTGGTTCTACTGATTGTGAAACAGCATCAAACGTATTTTTATCTATATACCAGTCAGCAGGATGCTCTAAAAGTATGTTTTTAGTTTTGTATGTTAAATCCTCTGCTGTGTTGCTCATACGTTAATTATAGTACTGCCTGCTATGTTTATAGTAACTTTACCAACACTAGAAGTCATTTCAAAGCCTTGTGGTAGCGTTCTGTCTCCAATATCTAACCACTGATTGCCTGTATATACTTGTAAAACACCAACAGTAGTGTTCCAAATGATACTACCATCATTAAATTTAAGTGTGTTTTTTTCAGGATCACTGATTTGTCTAATATTATCTAAATCAACTGCACCTAGATTTATTTCTAGTATTCTTACTAATCTGTTGAAAATATCAGATGTGACTTGTTCAGATGCTAGTGGTAGTTGAGTCTGTAGTAGTTTGCTCATCTTCTACCATCAGGTTTTATATCTATTCGTGTTGCTCCTAATCTCCAACCAATACCAAGATTACCATCGTCAGTAGCATCATCGTCTGATTCAAACCTTAAAGCTATCTGTCTTGACCTGCTACGAACATAAGCTTGTTGTGTATCTGCACTGATTGAGCTTGTTGAATTTGTTGTAAGAGAATCACCTGGAAAGTTTCTGGTCTTTAGAACTATGTTTACATTACAGTTGTTATCATCTTGAATAAACTTGTAATCAGGTATGATTCGTTTGATAAAGCTAAACTGTTCACCATCGCCTATATCCATATCAGAGCTTTCTATGAATACGTTAGTCATAGGTGAGCCATCATCATCAAAACCTACTTCTTGCTGATACAGATATCCACCGCTTACAGCTCTTGGGTAGTTGACAATACCAGAGTCAAGCCATGCGGTTCTTGTAAGTTGGCCATAAAACCATATTTGCTCTACATAGTTATATATTACGTATCTGTCTATCTCATCTGAGCTAGATGAACAGTAGAACCAACCTACCTCACTTTTATCTTTAATAGTAAATGCGTTTATTTTGAATGACTGTGTAAGGTTTATATCAGTAAAAACATAGTTATGTACAGAACAAGGTAGTGTTTGTACGCTACCATTGTATGTGTAAAAGTTGTTGTAACTCATCCAATAAACACCACTAGGCGTTGTTACTGCGGCTTTTGGACCTACTAACCCTGTTCCTTCATTTATTAGATTTATACCAAAAGTAAACGGTGGACCTATAAACTGCATACTGTATAAAGCTGTGTCAGTCCACACTAATATTTCTTGTCTTGCTTTTACACCACCAATAATTGAAGATCCTGAAGATAATCTAAGCGATCCTGCTGTGTTTGTTGACAAAGGTTCAAAATCTAAAGCGTTTTCTTGATCACTAAAAGCAATTAGCATTGGATCTATAGTACCTGTTCTTGCTGATCCTGATATAGGATCACAACCTAAAACAATAAGGTGTCTGTCTTTTTCTGAGGTTATAACTTGTAAAGCCTTAGTTGGTACTAAATTAGCACCAGAAATACCTGATAATTCTACAGCTCTAGCCGACAAACCATCTTCTTCAGTCCACTTGTAAATACCACCGTTTCTTTGATTTATAATTAAATCTTCACCAAAGTTATCATGAGTCCATAGTCTTAACTGATTAGTGTTGCTTAAAGATGATGTACTGCCAAAAGTTCCTAATCCCCAACCATTTATACCCCAGCCAGTCCCAGGTATATATACATCTAAGCCCACACTTACTTGGTAAGCACCAACAACTGAAGATCCACCATTTCCAGTATCTGATGAATTTGCTGTAACAGTAACACCAGAAGTATTTTTTGCTTCTATAGTATAGCTATTGTCATTGACTATAGTCGCTATCTGATACTCTTGATTTAATACATTTGAGTTTATGTTACCACCTAATGATACAGCACCTGAAAATGTTACAAAATCATTCTGAACAGCACCATGAGCAGTATCAGTTACCGTTATAGTAGCGTCTCCATTACTTGCAGAAAAAGTTACGTCACCAGCAGATGTAGTAGATCTAATAGGTGTAACATCATTAAAAGATCCACCAGATTCTATATAATATTTCCAAGTTGTACCTAAACCTAAAAATTTAGTACCTTCTAAAGAAATCCATGGATGTAAAGCCCTAGCTGTGCCTAAATATGTATTAGTGGTAAGTTTTTGCCAACCACCAAACTTTTCTGGTCTACCTTTTCGAAAACGTACTAAATTACAATCAAACCAACCGCCTTCATTATCGTATGCTGTTCCTTCTCTATTAATACCTGGTCTAAATGTAAGCTTCTGCAACGGCATGGTTATACCTCATGCCATTCTTTGCCTTCAAACAACAAAGATTCTGCTTCTCTTCTTCTTATAAGTCCTTGTAATACTTTGCCACCAGCTTTATTCCACCTTTTAATTTGTGCTGGTACACCTTCATAATCTTTAGCGTTTAGAACTTTTAACAAAGTTGAGGCTTTTAAATTTGCAGGCCCTAAATTAAATACCCAAGAAACCAATGCATCAAACTGATTTTGTTTTAAATCAACTTTTACAAGATCATTTACATATCCTTCGTATTCTTCCATTTCATGTAACAATAAATTATCAGCATCTTCTTGCGTCATTGTATCGCCTTCTTTTACACCCTTGGTAGAACCATATCCAATAGTCCATACGCCAGCTGCACATTTGTAAGCTTCAAGCTCACAACCTTCAAACTTCTTAATAAGAGCTAAACCTTCTTGTGAAATTTTCATCTTATTCTCCTTTGTTGGATGTGTTAGATGCTCCAAAATAGAACGAAATAATTGCACTAGCTAATCCTCCAAGATAACCCAAAACAAGATTTATTAAAGCTTCGGAGTTTTGTTCTGGCGGTTGTAACGTAACCAAAAATATATAACCCAAAAAGCCACCTATAGTTGCTATACCAATTATTCTTGCAGTCCAGTCTTTGCTAAACATACCTCTAGCATTTTGTTTGTCTTGAGTTTCTAGTTTGAATACATCTACTTCGAGCTCTTTCATTTGAACTTCGAATTGTTGTTCAGCTTTCTTGAGTTCTAACATTTGTTCTGGTGTAGCGTTTTGTATTGCTCTTTCTATTGATTTCTGATCATTTGGTACACCAAGAACATCTGCAATCATGTTTGCAGCCATGCCTCCCATAGGTCCACCTATTGCTGTTCCTAATGTAGGAGCTACAGCACCTACTATGTTTTTAAGTAATCCCTTCATACCATCACCATATTTACTACTACTGCTATAAATAAAGCACCTAAAAAACCAAAAACACCAAAGGTAGTAGCTTTGATAGTTGAATTTA